AACCGCTAGGAAATAGGAGCATCAAATGAACGAACTAAAAGAACTAGCAGTCAAGACAGATACAGAAATCGCTCGCTTGTATTCAATCAAGTTAGAACTAATGCAAAAGATTTCGATGTACCGCAACACAATCAATAGCCGTTGGTCAAACGATCTAACCAAGGCAGAATACGAAATCAAGATCGACCAAGTTCAGTTCGAGATCAAAGCAGTAAACGCAGAGATCGCACCACTTAACGAAATCTACAAACTGCATAACTGGAACCGCGCATTCTTAGTTCAGAACAATGGCGGTCACGTACACAAGACTATGGATTGCAACACTTGCTTCCCAACAACAGAGTTTGATTGGTTAGTCGATTACTCATCAGATTCAGAAACAACAATCGTTGAGGCCGCAGGAAATACCGCTTGCACCGTTTGCTACCCATCAGCACCAGCCGATGTTCTTAACCGACCATCAACAATCGTTACCGCAGACAAGATCGCAAAGGCAGAAGCAAAAGCAGAGCGCGATGCTAAGAAAGCAGAAAAGATTGCAAAGCGACCAACCGCAGACGGATCAGAACTAATCGTTTCAGAACTTTGGCACATCAGCCAGAACAAGGAACTAAAGACAGAACGCGCCGCAGAACTTTGGTTCGCAGAAGCGGGCGAGAAGTTAACCAAGGATTACTACTCAAAGGATTGGGGAACAGAGGGTTGCGCAAAGGTTCGCAACGATATGGAAAGAGTAGCAATCGCACTTTCCGAAAAGCGTCACTTGTCAGTAGGAACAATCCTTGCAGAACTAGAAAAAAGGGTTCAGAAAAGAATCAAGAACAATACATACTAGAGAGAGAAAAGACAGCCCCCGATTTATCGGGGGTTTTCTTTTTGTCTGTCATAGAATAGGTAAAGACTCAGGGAGCAAAATGGCAATCACAAATGGCTATGCAACATTGGCACAAGTAAAATCTGCGATGCGGATCACGGACAATCTCGATGATACTTTAATCGAGATGGCGGTTGAATCTGCCTCACGCGCAATCGATGGATTCGCAATGCGTTCTTTCTACTCATCTGGAACTGCAACGCGTTATTACGCGGCAGAGGATTCTTATGTTGTGCAGACCGATGATATTGCTGGAACTGCAATTACCTTACAAACCTCATCTGCTGCTGACGGCGTATTCGATACAACTTTCAAAGTTACCGATTACCAACTAGAACCAAGCAACGGATACACAGATGGTCTTTCTGTTCCTTACACGCGCATTCGCGCCGTTGAGGATTATCTTTTTCCAGTTGCAGGCGGGCAGAACTTAATAAAGTTAACTGCTGTTTTTGGATGGCCTGCTGTCCCGATCGCAATCACGCAGGCTTGTGTAATTCAATCCTCACGTTTGTTTAAGCGTTTAGATTCACCATTGGGCGTTGCAGGCTTTGGCGATATGGGCGCGGTACGCGTTAGCCGTTACCTTGACCCCGATGTAGAGCAATTGATTGCGCCGTATCGATCCACAAGAAACTTTGCATAATGGCATCAGTAGCGGAACTAAGAACGGGACTGGCAACTAACCTTGCAACGATTACGGGACTAAGAACTGCGGCGAAAGTTCCTGACGATCCTAAGCCACCAGTTGCAATTGTTTTACCGCAATCTGTAACTTATGATGAGGCCTTTCACGGCGGTATGACAACATATAGTTTTTCTGTTCTGTTATTAGTTAGCAGAGTTTCAGAAAGAACGGGACAAGATAGCCTCGATTCGTGGGTTTCATCTACGGGATCGAACTCAATCAAACGTGCCATAGAATCAGATAAGACACTTGGCGGCAAAGCATATGACGTGAGAGTGTCAGAAGTTCGCAATTATGGTGAAGTGTCCGCTGGTGATGTAAACTATTTCTCAGCAGAGTTCATCATACTTTGTTACTCAGACTAGGAGCAATAAGCAATGCCAAAATTCGCAGCAACGGATTACAAAGTAACCGTGAATGGTACTAACTTTTCTACAAACTTAAATAGTGTTGAACTAGCACTTGAAAGTGACGATCTTGAAACAACCGCTTTTGGTGGCACGTTTCGTGAGCGCATCGGCGGGCTTAAGACAGGTTCAATCACACTTCAATTTATGCAAGACTTCGGAGCAGCATCAGTAGATGCAACTCTGTTCCCATTGTTCAATACCGTTGCAACCGTTGTTATCGTTCCAACTTCCGCAACTGTATCTGCAACAAATCCGTCATACACCGCAGCCTGCTTAGTTAACTCATATTCACCACACGCATCATCTGTTGGCGACATTGCAACATTCAGCGTGACGTGGCCTACATCTGGCACAGTTACTAGAGCAACTGCCTAATGAAGATCAACCTGCGCGTTACTTTTAATGACAAGACGGTTGAGGAAGTTAGCGCAACTGCTCGTGACCTTGTTGCATTCGAGGACAAGTTTACAAAGTCTGTTGCATCTTTAGAAACTGATTTCCGCATAACCGATCTTTTGTGGTTAGCGTGGCATTGGCTACATCGTCAAGATAAGACAAAGAAAGATTTTGACGAATGGTGCGATGAAGTCGATACGATCGAAGCGAGTGAGCAAGCCCCAAAATAGTTGGGTTGGGTGACTCATCCCAACATTGGTATCTTGCTTATCTATCCGTTGAAACTGGCATTGCTCCGTCAGTTCTAATGGATGAATCTGAACGTATGCTTTATACAATGGGTATGTATCTGCGCTGGCGAAATAGTCAGGGGAACTAATGCTTTCAATTAAAGTTACTGGAATGGCAGAAGTTGTTAGAGTATTAAAAGACATCGACAACGATATTGTGAAGCAGGCGCGTAGAGATTTGCGAACTGCGGCACAGCCAATGGTCCGTGCAATTAAATCTAATATTCCATCAGAATCACCATTAATTGGTATGCAACACGCTGGTCGAACTGGATGGGATTCCTCTGCGGTAAAAGTAACAACAAGAACTAACTTTTCAAAAAAAGCAGAAAAAAAAGGATTTCAACTTGTATCGGTTGTTGTTGGTACAAGGGGAAAATCTGTTCGAGGGTCGGCGGCATTTCAGATTGCAGATATGTCTGGCAAAACATCAAGTGGCAATACTCGATCTGGTAAGGCGATGATTAGAAAATTAAACACTATAAATCGTGCTTCAAGATTTGTTTATCCAGTTGCCCTTAGAGAATTGCCAACTATTGAAAAATCTGTGCGCGATACAATTAGAAAACTGCAAAATGATTACAACAAGAGATTGAAAAGATAGGTGTAAAAATGGCTGTAATTTTTCCTATCCTTTCAACCTTTAATGCTCTTGGTGTTAATCAGGCACAGAGAGCATTCAAAGGATTAAATGGTGTTGCTAAAACAAGTGCTATTGCATTTGGTGTTTTAGGCATAGCCGCAACTAAGTTTGGTGTTGATGCAGTCCAGGCTGCTGCTGCCGATCAGAAAGCACAACTCAAGTTAGCAAAAACTTTACAGAACGTCACAGGTGCGACAGATTCAGCAATCGCAGCAACAGAGCAATTTATTACTGCGCAACAATTTGCAACAGGTGTATCTGACAACCAACTACGACCAGCATTAGAAACTTTAATTCGCGCAACTGGTGACGTAACTAAGGCTCAGGGATTATTAAAACTTGGCCTTGATGTTTCTGCTGGCTCAGGGCGCGATCTTGAAAGCATTTCCCTAGCCTTAGCAAAAGCACAGGGTGGACAGTTCACCGCATTGCAGCGTTTAGGAATTGTCATTCCTGACAACATTAAAAAGTCAAAAGACTTTGGCAAGGTTCAGGAATACTTAAACGAATTATTTGGCGGTCAAGCAGCAGTTGCCGCGGGTACTTATGAGGGAAAGTTAGCCATTCTTGGGGAACGAATGGGTGAAGTAAAAGAAACCCTTGGCGGTGCGCTTATTCCCGTTCTTACTAAATTTGCAGACAAGGTTCTTAAAGATGTAATGCCATCTATTGAAGTATTTGTTAATGCACTAACTGGTCAGACAAGTGTTTCAAGTTCATTAAGTCAATCTGAGCAGACTGCATTAAATTGGGGTAATACAATCCGCGCAGTATTCCAAACTGTTATTAACTATCGTGGCGAGATCGTTGCGTTCGGTGCTGTCATTGTCGGCGTGTTTGCAGTTGCAAAAATTGCTGCTGCCGCATCTGCAATCGTTGCAATTATTAAGGGTGTAATTGTTGTTTATCGCGCACTACAAACTGCTGCGGTTTTGGCTGCTACTGCTTCCGCATTTGCATCTGGTGGCTTATCTGTTGGTGCTGGTATCGCTGGTGCTGCTGTTGGTGTTGCTGCCGTTACAGCAGTTCTTGCTGGCGTTAATGCGGTTGTAAATCAATATCAAAAAAATGTTGCGGACTTACCTAAGATCGAGATTGCCCCTGACGGAATTTTGGAAGATGCAAAAGTCTACAAAGATGTTGTTTTGCCAACTGTTGATTCGGTTGGTAAGTCAGGTAAAAAAGCAGGAAAAGGTATTGACGCTATTGGCGATGCTGCTAAGTATGCGAAGCAACAAATTGCCGCATTTACAGATCAACTAAGTAAAGCCAATGGTGTTCTTGATAACGCTAGAGAAGCATACGCAAGTTTCAAGTCAAGCGTTGCAGATACGTTAAATGGAATCCTAGATTTCGGTGCTGCTGCTACTGCTGAAACAGGATCATTCATCGAGAATCTAGTTGCTCAGGCTGCTAAGGCTGCCAACTTTGGTTCTAAGGTTCAGCAACTTTTGTCGATGGGATTATCTGAATCGGCAATTGGTCAGGTACTTGCTGCTGGTGCTGACGCAGGAACAAAGATCGCTGACGAAATTATCGCTGGTGGCGCAACGGTTGTTAATCAAGTAAACAGCCTGATCACGGCAACACAAACAGTTGCAGATGCAGTAGGTACATCGGCTGCTGATCAGTTCTATGCAGCAGGTGTTACAGCAGGTCAGGCATTAGTGGATGGCGTTAAGGCTGCGATCGCTGCTGCTGGATTCGCAGTTAATGCCGAGGGTATTGTCATAAATCAAAAAGCAATCGATCAAGTTAATGCCGCACTCGCTAAAGCCAAAACTAAAAAGTCTAAGGGTGGCGCAAAGGTTACTAAGGGTGAGAAAAAATCCATCAGCGATCTTGCCGAATCTTTAGGTGTAGAAATTCCTGCGATGGCTGCTGGTGGAATTGTAAGCAAACCAACACTTGCTTTAATTGGCGAGAGTGGACCAGAAGCAGTTGTACCGTTAAACCGAAACAACACACCAACTGGCAACACAATTAACTTAACTGTTAATGCTGGAATGGGCGCAGATGGAAACCAAATCGGTCGTGAGATTGTAGACATAATTAAGCGTTATGAACGTGTCAGTGGACCAGTCTTTGCGAGTGCCTAATGGCTGTACCAGACACTAAAGTTTTTATTGGTTTCGATCTAGCCGCATCTGGTGGCAATCTTTTTACACTTAATGACACGGTTAAAGGCAAACTTGATTCGATCTATGTTCTTGGTGGCGATGTATTAACCGATGTAACTGAGTATGTTGCATCTGTTTCCGTTAGTCGTGGCAAGTCGCGTGAACTAGATCGTTACACCGCAGGCAACGCATCTGTAACCTTGCATAATGATTCGCGCATCTTTGATCCTTTCAATGCTTCGAGCATTTACTATTCGCAAATTTTGCCACGCAAACCAATTGCTATTGAAACAAATGGTGATCGTGTCTTTACGGGATTTATTGACGATTGGGATTTGACCTATGATGTTTCAGGTAAATCATTTGCAAGTGTTTCTGCTGTCGATGGTTTTCTACGTTTATCTGCTGCTGAACTAGATTCGTTTACAGCAACAAGTCAATTAAGTTCCGATCGTGTAACAGCAATCCTAAATCGCCCAGAAGTGAATTGGCCGATAGCCAACCGATCTATCTCAACAGGCTTAACAACTTTGCAGGCTGACGTAGTACCAGAGAACGCCAACGTGTTGCAGTATTTACAACTTGTAGAAACCACAGAGAATGGTCGATTGTTTATTGATCGATCAGGCGCATTAACTTTTAAGAATCGTTTGACTATTCCACCGCTTACAACAACTGTTACGTTTGCTGATGATACAACGGCTAACGCAATTGGTTATACAAACATTGGCGTTGTTTATGGTTCAGAAAATCTTTACAACCGCGTAACGATTACTAGAGCAGGTGGAACACCGCAGGTTGCCGACTCACTAGCATCACAGAACCTTTATGGCGTTGCCGCTTATTCGATTGACGGGGTTCTACTAACTACCGATGCAGAAGCACTAGCACTTGCCGAATACCTGGTGGGTTTGTATGACGAACCAGAACTGCGCATCAACTCAATTACAGTAAACCTGCACGACAAGACACCAGCGCAGGTTGATAACTTACTGAACATTGAGATCGCTGATGTAGTTCAGGTTATCTTCACACCTAACCAAGTAGGCGCACCCATAGATCAGTACGCAATTGTGACAGGCATAAGAAACAACATTGGCATTGACCGTCACGAATTAACCTTTGACTTAGGTTCTGTATCTGCATTCCCATTGATTCTTGACAATCCGATCTATGGCAGACTAGGTGGCTCGTTACCTGTCTACGATTCGTCTACTACCGCATACGATGCACCACTGATAAACTATGACGGGTCAGAGCAATTTGGCTACGTTCTCGCATACTAAGGATTCTTGATGGCAACTAACTTTCCAACTAGCGTTGATGTTTTAACCAACCCTGTATCTAATGACTCACTAAACAGCCCTAGTCATTCAGCACAACACGCAAACGCTAATGATGCCATTGAAGCAATTGAAACTGTTTTAGTTCCTGCTGTAAATGCTTGGACTGCATGGTCACCAGTTCTTTCAAGTGGTTGGGCAAATGGCAATGGAGTTTGGACAGCCCGTTATGTCCTTATTGGTAAAACAGTTCACGTTTCTGCCTACTTTATTATTGGAAGCACAACAACTAAAGGTGCTGGTGCTGACTTAACATTACCTTTGACTGCTTTCAATAGTGCAATGCAGGTTAATGGAAACATTTACTGCTCCATTGCTGGTAACTTGTATCCATTAGGTTTTGTTGGAAAGACTGGCACAACAATAACAATTAAAACAATTGTAACCAATGGTGTTTATGGTGTGTTTAACGACTTGACTGGAACTACGCCAGCAACTTTTAACACAAACGATGTTATTTATGTCGGTCTTACTTATGAATCCGCGTAGCAAGTAAACTTAGAAACAACACAGGAGTAAAACAATGGCAGGCTTAGGCAGAAAAGTATTCACGGCTGGTGATGTTCTTACGGCTAGTGATGTTCAGAATTATTTGATGGATCAAACGGTAATGAACTTTGCGGGAACTGCTGCACGTTCATCTGCTATTGCTACACCGACAACAGGTATGACTACCTACATTGGGACAACTGGTACAGCAACGATCCCACAGATCGAAACTTACACAGGTTCAGCGTGGCAGACTCCATACGGAATGACTTTGCTTAACGCTTCTACATTTACAACGGCATCAAGCATCAGCGTAAATAATGTTTTTACAACAACATATGATAATTACATAATTACGGTAACTGGTACATCCTCTGCTGATCTTGACGTTGCTTTTAGATTTAGAGCAAGCGGAACAGATGTAACTTCTGCAAGTTATCAAACAGTTGCACAGCGTTTATACGCTAATGGCTCGACCCCGACAGCATCAAACGCATCAGCAACAAATGCAACTTCTATCACTACGACTTTTGGCTTGGGTAATGCTAGGCCATCTGCTGCAACAATCAACGTCTTTAGACCATTCACTTCCGACACTTGGAAACCCATCACAGCAACAAATGCTTTTAACCACTCTGGAGTAAACGTATTGACGGCATCTATGGCTGGAACTATAAATTCATCCACATTGTTTGACGGTTTTACTTTGTTAGTAACTTCAGGAAGCATAACTGGAATACTAAAAGTCTATGGATTAAGGAACGCATGATGAGCGAAACATTAAAGGCAGTCATTGTTGATGCTGCAACTGGTGAAGTAACAGAGCGACCACTAACAGCAGATGAAATTGCTGAACGTGAAGTTATGCAAGCAGAAGCAGAAGCACAACAAGCAGAAGCCAATGCTAAAGTTGCTGCGCGTGAATCTGCACTTGCAAAACTTAAAGCATTAGGTTTGACACAAGCAGAAATTTCTGCGCTGTAAACTGTTCCTATGGAACAACTACAAATCTGGTTCGCAACATCCCCAATCGCATCTTTCTTACGCACATTTGGCGCAGGACTTTTGGGTTGGGTAATCCTTAATGCTAACGATCTAAACTTGCACCCTGCTGTTTGTATCGCACTAGCATCTTCATTGCCCGTTCTTGTGTCTTGGTTGAACCCTGCTGATACACGCTTTGGAACTGACGTAGGCGTGGATGAATAATGGCTTACCCACTTAAGGCTTGGCACACAACTTTTCCTTACGGCGTTAAATACAAAAACGGCACGATCCATAAAGGGATTGACGGCAGAGCCGCAATTGGCACACCCGTTTACGCATCTGTTGCTGGTGTAGTAGTTCACTCAGGCGTACACAAGTTTCGTAAAGGTTGGGGAACTGCATTTGGAATTCACGTCATCATCGATAACGATAAATTCAAAGATGGCGATGCAGGATTATGGGCAGGTTACTGTCACTTATCTAAGGTTGCTTTGGCCGTAGGTCAGAGAGTTGCAAAAGGTGACTTGATCGGTTGGTCAGGTAATACAGGAAACAGCACTGCGCCGCATTTACACTTTCAGATTCTTTCCACGCGCACTTGGAATCCACGCAAGCACGTTAATCCTCAAAGGTGGTTAAAGGCGTGAGTCAATACATAAGCCGTAAGTCGGATGCAAAATCTAAGCCACCAACACAAGTTCTAAAGGCAGGTGTCTGGACAGTAATCGAAGCATCAGGCAAGATGCCGTTAGTTCCAACAGAGTCAAGTAAGACTGGTGCATTTTGGTCTGCTTACCTGAACATCGACTCACCTAAGATCGGTGGCGCAGATGAGTTAGTGATCAGATGGGTTCGTGATCCTGCTGGTATTAACGATGCAACTGGTTACGAAACAAAGTCTTTGAAAAAAGGTGGCACGACTTTCGTAAAAGATGTCTGGATGTTTCAAGCGATTAAGGGTCAGCCTGTTGTGTTTATGGTCAAAGCCAATGGCAAAGCAACCGTGACTACACGGGAAACAAAGTTGGCTATTCCATAATGTCTATTCTTGTTATTGCGCAATACGCTGCCGCAATTGCAACGATCGCTGGAACGGTTGGACTGTTCATAAAGTGGGCAGTTGTAAAGCCAATCAAGATTTATATCGATCAGGCAACGTATCCGATTCACCCCGAATCAAATGGTGGTCGATCTCTCGCAGATGTTGCGAATACGGTTAATCGAATCGAATCGACACTGCACGATGTTGATGATCGCTTAATCGCCGTAGAAAACCTTGTAACAAAACCCGCGACACGCGCAAAAAAACAACAGGCTTAATCTCTGTATAACCTAGACTGATCCTGATGAAAGGTGGTCTATTGTGTCCCTGCTAAATGACCTCACTACGATCCGCGAACATAAAAACGAATGCTCAGTTGCAAAGTTATTAAAGTCTTTGCCCGATAAAGAATCAGAAGCATTACTCAAAGTTATTGATAACAAAGCAACCTCAATGACAATGCTCTCTCGTGTCCTACTTACGCACGGTCACGATATAAGCCGTAAAACCCTCACCCGCCATAGACTGCGTGGCCAAAAAGAAATCGGATGTGTTTGCCCGTGACGTTAAAAGATGATCTTTCCGCGTTAGGTGACGATGCTCAACGCAAGCGAATTGCAAAGGACATTCCTAAAGGTTGGGAGCCAGCAATTGAATACGATGCCCGCGGTGGAACTCTAACCTCAGTCCCGCGAACCGCTGGCGATGAACCCGATCACGCCGAACTCTTAGCCGAATTTGAACTTGATCCCGCTAAGTGGCGCATCACGGGATTACGCCGCAGCAAGTGGCAGCGATGGGATGGCGAATGGCTTGAGAGTTTTCGGGCAACCTTTACCCCGCAGAGTGCGGCGGGTGTTATACCGATTGACGATCTGCTGGCGGTAGTTAGTAAGTGGAAACCTAAGAATGCCCCTAGAAAGCCCGTAGAGGCATCCTCAGGCGGTTTCGCGTACGTTGTCGTGCTAGCGGACACCCAGATTGGAAAGATCGATGGCGGGGGTTCTGAGGCCATTATTGAGAATGTATTACAAAAGATCGATGAGGCCGTTAACCGACTAAAGGAATTACAAAAGAATGGTCGGCAGATCGATGAGATTCATTTGCCGCAATTAGGTGACTGCATCGAGGGAATGAATAGCCAAGGTGGAAAGCATATCTGGCGAACTGATCTTGATTTAACTTCCCAGATTCGGGTTTACCGCAGATTACTTTTGCATATGGTTAAAAGTTTTGCGCCATACGCTCCACGCGTTGTCGTGCCTTGCGTTCCTGGCAACCACGATGAAGCAGTCCGTGTCGGTAATTCAATGGCCACTACTTACACGGATTCATTTGCGTTAGATGCGGCCTCAGCGGTAGCAGATGCGCTTGCGGATCATCCCGATTATCAGCACGTTAGTTTTACATTTCCAAAGTACGACACCTTGACAGTTACGTTAGATATTTGCGGAACTGTTGTCGGGTTAGCGCACGGACACCAATGCCGCGGCAAAGCAATCGACTGGTGGAAAAATATGGCGCACGGTCAGCAAGATATCGGCGAGGCAACTTTGTTGTTAACTGGTCACTATCATCATTTGCGCATTGAGCAGTCAGGCCGTAAGACTTGGATGCAAGCACCCGCGCTTGATGGCGGCAGCACTTGGTATTCGAATTCAAGCGGGCAGGAAGCACCTGCGGGAATGCTCACAATGTTAGTTGGAAAAGGATGGTGGCAAGATGTTGCAATCTTGTGAACACGATATGTTGTTTGTTAAATCAACTGAGGGTGATTACAAAGTTTGTCGCAAGTGTGAACTAACTGAGTTGATTTTTAATGACTAGTGAGGAATTAGCAAACCAAGTTTCTGAGTGTGTCGAATCTCTACGCAGTCGAATACTTGGAACTGGCAACGAACAATATTCAAATGGCGATCAGCAATCGATCGAAACAAAGTCAGGCGCGTTAATCGTTAAAGAAACAATTGAAGAGATCGATGATGCGATTGTGTATCTGGCGCATCTGCGCGCTAGACTTTCAAGACTTGCGCAACTTTAGGCGATCCCTAAAACCGTGAACCCACCGCTTAATCCTTTGTGCGGTGGGTTTACTTTTGCCGAAAAACCCTTTATTGACTAGGTAAATTAGTTGTCTAAATACGCTGGACAACTGTTATACATACACCCTATTATGAATCTATCGCGGAAAAATCCGCTAGGACAAAGGAGCAAGCAATGGGAACAACATTCAACATCGGGGACATTCTAAAGGCAAATGTCAAAGCACAAGGAATGGTCGAGGGCAGACTATACACGGTCGATAGCATCACAAGCGAAGTTCTACCGTTCGGCACATTCGTTCGTTACGTTCTGCGCGATGGTTCAAAACTAATCACAGTTGGCAACGCACACTTCCTACTAAGCAAGGTTGGTTAATAACAATGACTAAAAAAGATTACGAACTAATTGCAACAGTTCTATCCGAGATGCAAGACAAATACGATGGCAGCGATTGGACAGTCAACGGCACGATCTATTTGTACGCACAGAATCTTGCAACGGCAATAGCCAAAGCAAATCCGAATTTCGATTACGAAAGATTTATGGAAAAGGCAAACTCATAATGTTTAACAACATCACAGAAGTCAAGAAAGCAAATAAGGACAAAGGCCAGCATTTCTTTAGTAGGGACACACTAGCCTTTTTCGGTTCAAAGGTTTACCCTGAACTCTACACAGTTGCAGGTCGGCAGTTCTTTATAACCAGCGAGGACAACTTTAACCGAACAGAACGTGGCTACACGATCCGCGAAGCAATGCCAGACGGTTCGATCGAAACACTAGGGGAGTTCTTGCAGTACGCAACAAAAGAACAAGCGATATTCGCAATCCCATTTCAGATGGTAGGGAAATCATAATGGAAGCAACACCGAAAGAAAATAAAGACAACCTAATCGCGCTGCGGCTAAACAACGAACAGATGTTGGCCGTTAAGCAATGGGCGCATCAGCACGATGCAAACATAAGTCAAGTAATCAGATCGGCAATCGAACTAATGACAGGAGCAAAGCAATGAGAACGGCAACTGAGGTATTAGTCCAAACAACTTGGATGAACGATGAGGGAATCTTTAGAAATCACGATTCAGTCGAACCCTTAGATTGGGAAAAGATTTGGGAAAAGATCGAGGTGCATCATTACACCGTAGATCAAATGGTAATGATTCAGTTCTTAGGATTCCTAGATGGTGAGTCAGACTTTGATCTATTTAGCGCGGAACTATTGCCGCAGCAAGACAAGATTGCAATTCTTGAGGCACTAAAGATTCATTGGGGAACTATCGAGATTCAAGAAAATCTATGACAATCAAAAGAACGCCAAGACCGCAAAGCAACTTCACGGTTCTTTCAAATGACATACTGCGAGATGATCGGCTATCTTTTCGGGCGCGGGGAATCTTAGTAAGCATTCTGAGCAGGCCTGATAATTGGCGAACTAACGCAGAGTCACTAGCCAATGAATCAATCGAGGGCAGAGGCGCGATCCTAACGGCCTTAAAAGAACTTGAAACTATTGGTTACTTGGAGCGCATAAAGTACCAAAACGAACAGGGACATTGGGTTTCAGATTCTCTGGTTTACGATAAACCGACGTTCGGAAAACCGACTTCGGTTGAACCGACCTCGGAAAAGTCGACTCTATTAAAAGAACTATATAACAAGAACTTAGAACAAGTAGAGATTACGCCAAGCGAAACAAACGCATCTACGATCGTTGCCGAATACGTGGATTCATACCAGCACTATCTTGGCGAGAAAGCACCCACGCGATCGATCGGCCGCATCGCTAAGGATGCCAAGCAATTGTTGCTAGAGGATAAGAACCCAGAGTTGTTATTACTAGCAGCCCAGGATTGCGCGGCAAGTGGTCACGCGAATCTTGCAAGTTCATACACTTGGCTACTTGCGGAAAAGTCGCGGCACGATAAAAAGAAATCGCCAGCGCAGAGTTGGGTCGAACTCATAAACCAAGAAACCGATACACAATGGGAAATCGAACAATGAACCGATTAGAGATTTTGCAACTATTAGCAATGGCATCGGTAATTGATCCGCGGGTATCTCGTAGAACAGATGGCGAGAAATCCGCTATGGCAGATGCGTGGAACGGGATTCTTGATTCAGAGTTGCCGCTTGCGTTTGCGATCGATTGTTTGAAAAAGCATTATCAGAACAAGTCGGAAGTAATTATGCCCGCAGATATTTCCGTTCCGTGGAAATCTGAAAAGCGTTACAGGCAAGAAAAAGAATCAACTGCGCGACAACTTGAATCTAAAAGAGGTCAGGGAATGCCAGAGAACGTGCGCGCCGAATTAGTTAAACGCGGTTTACTGCCGTCATAATGTTTGGATGGCAATAAAAGATTGTGCGCACGAGGAATGGTTAGATTCAGGAATGTGTCTAATCTGTTCGCCAACGGATACGTGGCAGCATCACGCAGCGTGTATTGATCACGATCCTGATCTTTGTTTTCCAGAAAACGATGAGCCGCATTTATTCGAGATTGCGAAAAAGGTTTGTGAGCAATGTCCCGTAATCGGGTTTTGCCTAGAAATCGGGATCAACGAAAAATACGGTGTTTGGGGTGGGCTAACGCCAGAGGATAGGTTTACCCTAGCCAAGTCCCCGAAACTGCCTAAGGATCGCTTAGAGAGGCGCAAACACCTGCGTATCACCGCTTGGCTTAGTTAGCGGATTTATAGGGATTTTCCTGTTATCAAAATGTTATAAACGAAACAGATCAAATGTGAGAAATTGTCGGTTGATCACCGTAAAGTCGATCTTAAGCGAATCGCACAACGCGGTTCTAGGATCAAAGGAAACAAAATGAATACACAACAAGATCATAAAGTTAGATTCGACTACATCGCAAAGATGTACCGCGTAAACGCAAATTGCAAGTGCGGATGGTCAAAGGATTACACCATCGCAACAGAAACAAGTGAAATCGAACTTACTGAACTACACGATGCATTCGTAAAGGTTGGTGCATAACAATGATTACTAATACAGAAGTTAAACTTCCAGCAACAAACGGAATCGCATTCAGCGTTACACCAGAACAAGCAATGGAACTTATTTCATATCTTGCATCTTGGGCGAAAGATGGAAAGACATTCGATGTAACCGTTCATACACAAAGCAAAGGTTGGGCAAGCGATCTACCAGTTGCAGTTGTAGGATTCGGCGGATTCCAAAAAGTCAATGCCGAACTTCAATGGGCATACACAGGTAACGCTGACGAACAAGTTATTCATTATGACTCAACAAAGGTCGGTGCATAATGCAAAGCGCACACAAAGTAGTTTTTAACCACGCGCCACTTAGAGCAGAGTCGGTCGGAGCAAATTGCAAATGCGGCTGGAGCGGTTTTCTAAATACCCGCGCACAGGGCGGGATCGCAAAGACAAAAAAATCTTTGTATGGAATGCACAAGTGGTCGGTAATCAAAAAGGAAGTTGCCTAATGAAAATCAAAGCAGTTAGAGATCCAATCGGTGGTTATCGCGTTTGGGGAACAGAGATCATCTGGGCGCGGTTTAACGAATGCCGTTGTTGCTGGTACGTGTTCGATGCAGAACTAGCCGAAACTATTGATACTGGTCTTTCATACGCGCAAGCAAAGGCACGCGCATTTGAATACGTTGAGGAAATGAGGATGCAAGATGCGTAACTGGAACTGGACACCACGCGCTAGATTTATCGGAACGCTGTTACAGGCCGTTGCCGTTCTCGGAATCGGTTGGGTTCTGTTCGTTGGAACTTGGTTCGCGTTAGGTGGTAACTAATGGGATTCGTTCCGTTCTCAGCAGAGTATGCGCGACTTGACGAAAAGCATCAGGTTAGAAAGATGCTTGCACATTTAGGAATCACGCACCCCGCGGCACAAGTCGAATTTATGGCAGCGATACTTGGCAAACCGTTCGATAGTAAAAAGTTAAGTAGGCAAGATGTGATCGACTTAAAAAGATCGATTGCAAAAATACAAAGGGAAAAGGATCAAGGATGAAACAAGAACAACAGGATGCGTTACGCGCTCCATTCGCAAAAGAGAAAATCCAGAAACTACCAACTGGCGGTTTGCAATTAGATTACGTTAGCCACGCTTGGGTGACAGATCGATTACTGCAAGTTGATCCGACTTGGAATTGGGAGCCAGTAGCATTCGATGAATCTGGTTTACCAAAGTTTGACGATAACGGCGGTCTATGGATTAAGTTAACTGTTTGCGGCGTTACCCGTTACGGCTACGGCGAACCCGCAACGCGGGATAAGTACGATCAGAAAAAATCGGCGATTGGTAACGCGATGAGAAACGCCGCAATGCGTTTCGGCGTTGCTCTTGATCTTTGGGCAAAGGAAGCACCTGAAACCGAATTGCCAAAGAACAATAAGCCAGAACCTACTTCACCCGAAGTTATGTCTATGATCGAACGAATCAAGAACGCTGGCAGCCTTGTAGAACTCTCGCAAGTAGTTCCGTTAATTCAGAACGCAACATACACCGATAGCGAAAAGCGAAACTTGCGAATCATTTTCGATAACAAGAAAGTTGAGTTAGGCGAATGACATTCATACTAGGTTCGGTTTTGTTTTTACTAGGCGGGTTCTTTGGAATGTTAATTATATCGCTTGCGATTTCCGTTAGGGATCAATTGCCAAAAGAAACTAACGCGACTTTGCGAATCGTAGATTCAAATGACTAGCGCGTACTTGCCTTACGCAGGCACATCAGGTTGGTCAGGATCGCAGACAAGTTACGAACGCGCAATGTCTAACGATGAATCTGGTTTAACTTCAAAGAACCAAATGTTATTTATGTCAGATTTATTATTTACGGGCGTTGACGGATTAACGGCGCGTGAGTGGGGTCACTTGCATAACTTTGAGCATCAGACCTATTCATCTATTCCGTCAATCTTGCACGAGGGTGGATTCGTAGAACGGTTAGTTACTAAGCGCGGCAGGCATCAAGTTTATGTATTGCCTGAGTACGTTAACGATCGAGAAACCGCGCCGCACCGAAGTAAAAAACAACATACGTGTTCGAACTGCGGACACAAGGAATAGGAAAACTAATGTCAAAGAAAAAAAAGAATAAGAATCTAATCAAGGTCGACCACGATGTTTTCTATTCAAACGTAGAACGCAGACTTGCAATGAAACACGCGCTTATGGCAATTCTCGATTTGCACATTCCGTGCGAACACGATCATTGTCCTACTTGCGAAATAGAATCACCTTGCGCAACGGTTAACGAAATCGAGAAAGTGTTATGGGCAGTTTCTTTATAACAGGCGAACCCGCACCACAAGGTTCTAAGACAGGGCGCGTAGTAAACGGGCGCGTGGTGATGTGGGAATCGTCAGCGAAAGTTAAGCCGTGGCGCGCAGCCGTACACGCTACGACAGCGCAAGAGAAAGAGAGTAAGCGGTGGGAAACAATAACTGAGCCGATCGAACTTTGTTTATCTTTTTACTTGCCACGGCCTAAAAGCGTAAAGAGAGAGTTTCCAAGCGTTAAGCCTGATCTCGACAAACTAATCAGATCGACTTGTGACGGACTAAAGACTGGCGGGCTATACGCAGATGATGCTTTGATTATTGCGATCACGGCAACTAAGCAATACGCGCCAGTTGGAATGCAAGCGGGCTGTCAAGTGTTAGTTGTCAAAGAATATGTTTAATACCGAACAAGCAAACTGCACAAGTCTTGATCCAGAGTTATTTTTTCCAGTAGGCGAAATGAAGCAAGAGATTGCAAAGACATTAAAAAGAATTTGTATGAATTGCCCCATAATGGATCAATGTTTGGAATACGCTTTACACGTCAAGGTGAGCGGTTATTGGGCGGGTACGAATGAAACGGAACGCGAAAGATTAAGAAAGTTTTTTCATATCGAACCAGTAAGGATAGATCAGCAATACAAGAATATGTTTCAAGCAGAAACATCAGAAGCAAAGCGATCACGAAGTTATCGTGAACGACAAAGGGAAGCAGGATAAAGAAATGGCACTACCAACAATCACGGCGATAGGCAATCTGGTTTTCGAACCAGATTTCGGAGTAACAGCAAACGGGATCAGCCGATGCAAAATGCGTATTGCTTGTAACGAACGAAAGAAACAAGACGGCGAATGGGTCGATGGCGATACATCTTTCTTTGACATTATTGTCTGGCGCGGATTAGCCGATGCCGCAGGCGATAACTTCAAAAAAGGCCAGAGCATTCTCGTAGTAGGCAAAGTCAAGATTAGTAAGTACGAGGACAAGAACGGCGCAGAAAAGCAAAGTGTAGAAATTCTTGCAGATGAGATCGCCGCAGTTGTTAAAGGAAAGAAAGCCGTAACAAACCCAACAGACGATCCGTGGCTTTAAGTCACAACTAACAAAGGAAAAAGAATGTATCAGTTCGTTGTAATAGCACTAACAGTAGTAATCACATTAGGTTCTTTCGGATTCGGTTATTGGTTAGCCAACTACCACAGAGAGATACAAGACCTCAGATGGTTTCAAGAATTAACACTTGAGGATCATTTATCAGGTACACCGATCTATTCCAAGATGAATCGTGAGTATGGTTATGAATCCTGAAATACTAGAACCGCAGTATCACGCAATAGTCGAAGTAATAGCAAGAATGAAAAGCAATCTTGATAGTAGTCAGGTATGGGCAAAGGAATTAGAAAACATACTTGGTATTGAGGAGATGAAAGTGTATGAAAAGTAAATGCAACTCTTGTAAGCGGGAATCAAAAGAAACTGAGGGGTGGTGGGAAGTAATAGAGTTACAACGCCACTACTACCTTTGCCCGCGTTGCTATCGGAACGTAAGTCTTAACGCGTACCGCGACACGCTACTCGAACGGATCGCCGCACTAGATATTCCTTATGACGATCCAAGCGAGAAGTTGGGAATGGACGTAATGAAACTACGGTGCGAGGCGATAATTCGGGACACGGTATTTAATGTCTAAACCGATCCCATTCCGATCTAAGCGCAGAGCGGCACTCTACGCGACCGAACGGCGCAAGTTGGTATCCGAACTACTGCGAGATTTCCCTGCCTGCCAGCGTTGCGCTACGGCCTACGCGACGGATGTTCACGAGATTAAAACCCGCGCTAGAGGCGGGAGCATTACGGATCGTGAGAACCTAGCGTTGCTTTGTCGGCCTTGTCATACCTTTATCACGCAGAACCCCGCGCAGGGTAAGGCAGAGGGATTTCTTAAGAACAGTTGGGATGATTAATGCAGCCGAACGGAATCTGCCGATCAGGTTGCGATACGCAAGATCACGAGAGTTATTGGGAATGCTTACAGGCAGCCAACGTGTCAATAGATAAGACAAGCCTACGTTCTGATTAGACTAACCGTATGACTACGATCATCACGACTACGGGAAACAACACGGCAACCTTAGTTGCAGACCGTGGAATCACAAGCGACTTAATCCATCCTGATATGCCAAAGATAGTTCAGCAAGACAATTGGTTAATCGGTGTCGCAGGTAACGCAAGAGTATGCGATCAGTTACAGTATTCAATCGAATACCCTAAGCCACCAGTTGAAGTAGTTAAGTCTGGCGAATGGTTGAAGTGGATAGTAACTAAAGTTATTACGTTGATTGACGATACGATCAAAGACTCAGAGATGGATGCAGAGTGCCTACTTGTAACGCACGGCAAGTCATTCTTAGTTAGCGAGAATCTATCCGTGTTATCTGCCGAACCTTATTGGGCAATTGGATCAGGCGCAGACTTAGCACTTGGAGTTCTAGCGCATAGTCAATACAACCCTGACTGGTATAAGAACCACGATCTATCTGCGGTACACGCGGCACAGGTAGCAAGTATGCACGATCCTAATACACGCGGCACTATCGATAGATGGATTTCGGATCACACAGGCCGTACCTATCGGAGTCCTTAGTGGGGTTCCAAAGACCTTGCCTAGAGTGCGGTGAACTAACAAGACTTGGATCACGATGCGAAAAGCATCAAGCCATAGTAGATAGCAAGGTGGCGGCACGTAAAGCGCAAAGAACTCTTTATGACTCTAGTTACAAACGACAAGCAAAACTTATTAAAGAGTTTGCAACACATTGTTGGTTATGCAACGAACCGTTTACAGATCGATCTGAGATCCAAGCAGACCACGTTCTTGCAGGGGTCAAGGGGTCTGTCCTTATGCCTGCTCACGCAAGATGTAATGCCTCACGAGGAAACAAACCAATCACAAATCCATAGATACCCATACGCTTGCACGGGGGGTGGGTGTTTTTCTTATATAGCCTGCTGCTCTCCACCCCGACCCCACTTTTGTATGCATCCCCGCGAAATTCGGAGTTTTGGAAAAAGCCTTATTTAACGGGGGTTTTGTTTGTAATTAGAAAATAACGGATTTCCTGTATGCTCCATTTATGAATGAACTGCGTATTGAATCCGTAAAAATTGAAACATTGAAACTTGATCCAAGCAATGCTAGAAAGCACGACAAGAAAAACCTAGATGCAATTGCTGGCTCACTAAAGTTATTCGGACAACGTAAACCGATTATTGTCACGCCTGATAATTTTGTTATTGCTGGCAACGGAACTTTACAGGCCGCATTAAATCTTGGTTGGCAAGAGATTGTCATTACAAGAACACCTGTCGGTTGGGATTTTGAAAAAATTAAGGCCTACGCATTAGCGGATAATCGAACCGCGGAACTTGCCGAATGGGATACAGAGATTCTGAAAGAACAACTTTTGGAATTAGATGCCAACGGTTGGGAACTTTCAGAGTTCGGTTTTGAGTCCCTGCACCCGCCAACAGAGGAACAATCACCGCTTAAAGACTTTCCAAGTTTCGATGATACGGATGAAACAAAGTTTCAATGCCCTAAGTGTTCTTATGAATGGAATGGCGCGGCACGATAATGCCTACTGATCGAACGATGCCGATTGGTAAATGGGAATTCAATAATGAAGTCACGGCTGTCTTTGACGATATGTTAGAACGATCGATCCCAGATTACTTTGGAATGCGGCGAACTACAACTGAGTTGGCTTTGAGATTTATTCAGGATGGAACTTATGTAGTTGATCTTGGTTGCTCCCGTGGCGCGGCACTAAAGCCGATTATCGAAGCAACTAAAAAGAAATTAAATTTTTTGGGCATTGAAGTTAGCGAACCAATGCGGGCGGCAGCGTTAAAAGAATTAACTGGCAAGGCCGAAATAGTCGATTTGGATTTAAGAGATTTATATCCGAATGTTCAAGCATCCGTAACTCTGTCCGTTCTAACTTTGCAATTCATTCCGATTGAGTATCGTCAACGAATTATCCAGAATGCCTATGACAATACGATCGATGGCGGTGCGTTCTTATTAGTTGAAAAAGTATTAGGCGCAGATGCCTTTAGTGATCGGTTACTAGTCGAAACTTATTATGACCGCAAGGGTGAGAACGGATACAGCACAGATCAGATCACGGCAAAGCGCAGATCACTTGAGGGTGTCTTAGTTCCCGTAACCGCAGACTGGAATGTTGAGATGCTAAAGCAAGCGGGATTCAAACACATAGAGTGCTACTGGCGGAATCTAAATTTCGCAGCGTGGATCGGCATTAAATAAAATGTCAACCTACTCTGTAATGTCTATGGCTGACATTCAAAAGGTTAAAGGCACTAACGGAATCAAAGTTGTTTCTACTTTCTCTGGTTGCGGTGGCGCGTGTCTTGGATTAGAGATGGCGGGCTATGACGTACTTTGGGCAAACGAATTTATCGAGGCCGCACGAGATACCTATGCCGAAAATCATAACGGGGTAATCCTTACAGGCGAGGACATTAGAACCGTATCGGGCGCGGACATTCTCAAAGACATAAAGATGGAACGTGGCGAACTAGATTTATTAGAGGGATCGCCACCTTGCTCATCTTTCTCGACCGCAGGCCTTGTTGAAAAAGGTTGGGGCAGAGTCAAGACATATTCAGACTCAACGCAAAGATCAGATGATTTATTTTTTGAGTATTCCCGATTGGTTAATGAGTTATATCCAAAAGTATTTATTGCCGAAAATGTTTCGGGATTAGTAAAAGGAAAAGCCATTGGATATTTCAAAGAGATCATTCGTGATCTTAAATCTAACGGCTATCAAGTCGAGGCAAAGTTACTAGATGCAAGTTACTTAGGAGTGCCGCAAGGTAGGCAACGGCTAATCTTTATGGGAGTTCGAAATGATCTCGTAGAAAAGTTTAATGTTAAGCCAGTATTTCCAAATAGAGAAAACCGCAGGTTCACAGTTCTTGAAATCATAGAACAGAATAATGTTTTCATAGATGAGGAAACTGGATTTGATATATCTCTCGATCGTTACGCGGTAGGCAATGAATGGGATAAAACAAATATTGGATCGAGTTCCGAAAAGTATTTCCAACTTGTTAAACCCGCATTAGATAAACCCGTTGGAACAATTACCGCAACAGCAGGCGTTGTAGGCGCGGCATCGGTTTGTCACCCTACGGAAAAAAGAAAATTTAATCTAAAAGAATTACGGGCATTCCAATCGTTTCCGCAAGACTTTATCCTCACGGGATCGTATGCTCAGAGAGTAGAAAGAATTGGCAGATCAGTTCCACCGCTAATGTATAAAGCAGTGGGTGATGTAATGTTAAAAGAAATTTTTGAGGTTATAAATGGCGACACGCGGCAGACCACCTAAGCCAACCGAACAAAAAAGGATTACTGGCAATCCTGGCAAGCGGGCATTACCAAAACAAGGCGAGATGGTTTTGTTGCCGTCTGCCTACGAGATTCCAGAACCGCATAGACCTTTACTAACCGCGGGTAAACAATTATGGGAACGCGTATGGGGAATGGGTCAGACTTGGATTAGTCCAACAACTGACGTAGATTTATTACTTATGACTTGCGAACTATTAGATGAACGCTGGAACTTGCGTATTCAAGTAATGCAAAATAATCGCGCCGATGAGCGTAAAGGGTTGCGTGAACTAGATCGGCAACTTGTCGCAAATCTTTCCTTACTAGGATTCACGCCAACAGATCGAACACGACTAGGTGTTGCCGAAGTTAAGCGACAATCTAAACTTGAGGAATTAAAAGCACGTGCCAGCCAAAATTGATTCGTGGCCACCAAGTCTAATAACGCCTGTTAATAAAGTTGCGCTTAGAAAAACACGTGGCCTTGAGGTTACGGATTTTATTAACACGTTTGCAATTCAAACAAAAGAAACTGTTGCGGGTTACTCTGGCGATCCTATGCAAATGCGGCCGTGGCAATCCGAACTTTTGAATAACTTGTTTGCCGTTACTAGCGCGGGCAAATTCAAACATAGAACAGCCCTAATAGGAATGGCGAGAAAGAACGGGAAAAGCGCGCTTGGTTCGGGGATCGGTTTGTGGTCTTTAATTATGGGCGCGCAGGGTGGCGAAGTTTATTCTTGTGCCGCCGATAAAGATCAGGCACGAATTGTTTTCGGCGATGCTAAGAAAATGATTGAGGCCGAACCTGAACTTGCCGAACTTTGTAATGTCTACCGCGATGCAATTGAAGTACCAACAACTGGTTCTGTTTACCGCGTTCTATCAAGTGAGGCATTTACCAAAGAGGGTTTGTCACCAACGATGGTTATCTTTGACGAACTACACGCCGCACCGAATCGAGAACTCTGGGACACGATGCTGCTAGGTATGGGTGCGCGTAGAGAACCTATGGCAATTGCTATTACAACTGCTGGTGTTAAATCGGATTCAACTGGGCAAGACTCAACTGCATACGCTTTGTACCAATACGGCAAGAGAGTTGCATCTGGTGAAGTTAATGATCCAACTTTCTTTATGGCTTGGTGGGAAGCAAAGAATGAAGCAGACCATACAATCGAGGAAACTTGGAAAGCAGCCAACCCCGCATTCGGCGATCTAAATGATCCAGCAGACTTTGCAGCAATGGTTAAGAGAACGCCAGAGGCAGAGTTTAGAACCAAACGATGTAATCAATGGGTAAGTTCTCAGTTGTCTTGGCTACCTAACGGATCGTGGGAACCATTAGCAATTGAACGCGTACTTGATCCTGACACCCCAGTCATTCTTGGTTTCGATGGTTCTTTCTCTGGCGATACTTCCGTAATCATTGGAGTTACTTGTGAGGATGAGCCGTATGTCTTTATGGTTAAGGCTTGGGAAAAACAACCTGACGATCAAGATGATTGGCGCGTAGATATTTTAGATGTTGAAAATACAATCATTGAATTTTGTGGAAGTCATAATGTGCGAGAGATTGCTTGCGATCCGTTCCGTTGGCAAAGAACAATGCAAGTCTTAGATGATGCTGGTTTTCCTATTGTTGAGTGGCCGTCAACTTCACCAGCGCGTATGGTGCCAGCCTGTGCGAAATTCTATGATGCCGTTGTATCTGCGAAACTAACTCACGATGGAAATCCTTTACTGACAAGGCACTTACAGAACGCCGTTGTTAAGACAGATCGCATCGGACCACGTATTGTTAAAGAACACCGTGGATCGCCACGCAAGATAGATGCGGCCGTTGCTAGTATCATTGGATTTGATAGGGCAACTGTTTCGCGTGATGAACCCGTTGTGCCACAGTTCTTTAGTTTTTAGGGAGTGTTTGTGATCGCCACAATTTTACAATTAGTTGGATTAACTTTCATCTCTGTCGGGCTAGGTTTATTCAGTTTGCCTTTAGGAATCATTGCAGCAGGCGTTAGTTGCGTTCTTGTAGGTTTAGCATTTGAAAGAGGGAATGATTAATGCTTAATCGTTTGAGCAGTAACAAGCAAGAGGATCGCGCAATAAGTTACCAATCCATTTGGGGTTCGGGCGATTCGTTTGCGTTTACAACCGAAGCAGGAACGAACATAGATCAGATTACGTCTATGCGCATTAATGCTTTCTACGCTTGTGTGCTTTTAATTTCTGACACTATTTCTACTTTGCCAGTAGATGCTTTTCAACGTATCGATGGCAACCGTGTTCCTTATCGACCTCAGCCAGCGTGGATTCAAAGACCAGATGTTGATCTACTGCGCACAGAACATTATCAGCAAGTTCTTATTTCGTTATTGTTAGATGGCAATGCGTTCGTTCGAATTTTTAGAGATACAACGGGACAGATCGCAAACCTTGTTGTCCTTGATCCTAACAGAGTAAAGATTACCCGCGCACCTGTAACACGCGAACTGATTTACATAATTGATGAGAACAATCAATATCCAGTAACAGCGCAAGATATGTTGCATATGACGGAAATGCGCAAGGCAGGCGAACTGCGTGGCATAAGTCGCGTGACCGAACTAAAAGACAATCTTGGTTTAGCAAGCGCGCTGCAATCCTTTGCATCTAGATTCTTTGGACAAGGCGCAACAACATCAGGAGTTATTGAAACCCCTAACGGATTAAATCGTGAACAGGCGAAAGAATTAGTTGACGGTTTTGATTCTCGTCATAAGGGATTCCGCAAAGCACATAAGACTGGAATCCTAACTGGCGGTGCGAAGTTTGTTCGTACAGGCGTTAATCCAGATGAAGCACAAATGCTTGATTCGCAAAAGTTTGCGGTTGAACAAATCGCTAGAATTTTCCGCGTTCCACCACCGATGCTAGGAATCACTACTGGCGGTATGTCCTACAATTCCGTTGAGCAACAAAACATAAACTTTGTTACTCATACGTTGCGACCATACATTGCAAAAATGGAAGATGCTTACAGCACGTTGCTACCGAACGGCGCATTCATTAGATTCAATGTTGATGGATTACTGCGTGGTGATTTCGCTACAAGAATGAACGGGTATTCAATTGGTTCACAAGCGGGGTTTTTATCAGTTAATGACATTCGTGGGTTCGAGGATTTGCAACCTGTCGATGGCGGTGACGTTTATCGTGTTCCTTTGGCTAACGTGGACTTGGGTGCTGCTTCACTTGTCGAAACCGATAAGCGGGTCACTATGGCGCAGAAACTGATCCTAAGTGGTTTCGATCCTGCGGGCGTTCTAACAGCCTTAGGCTTGCCCTCTATCAGCCATACAGGCCTACCGTCAACGCAACTACAAGCGATTGCGCAGATTGATCCTGCCGATCCTGAATCCGTTTATGGGGTTAAGTAATGGCGATAACAACCGCGCAATTTACATTAGCAACAGGAGTGCGACAACGTATAGTCGCGCCAGATGTTATGAGTCAGCACGTTTGCATTCACAACCACGAACACTCGTTAAACAAAGAAATATTTATTGGCAACTCTACTGTTACAACAAGCACAGGAATACACGCAGTTGCTACACAAACATCTATGATTACGATTGGGGCGGGTGACGATCTCTGGGCAATATCTGGTGAGACTGGAACTGTGGCTTTGCACGTTTTAGTGGTTAAGCAGGACTAATGCCATACTTCATCACAGATAAAGCAGAGGGTTGTTCTGGATGGGCAACTATCAAAGATGATGGCGAAGTAATCGGTTGCCATACAACTAAACAGGATGCCATAGATCAGATGGTTGCAGTTTCTATCGCTGAGGACATTGAAGTTGGTGGTGAGCGTATTGAGTCTGGACCACTTGCTGTAATCGTAGATATTGATGGAACGCTTATATCGAACGATGGTGTTCTTA